GAAGACACCATCTACTTAGTAAAAGAGAAATAATTTCTCAATCCTACCCAGACAGATAAGGTTGAACACTTCAGCCGAAAGTACCTAGTTCTTGTTTGATTCGTTCAACCCTCACCTTATTATTAATCATTAGCAGACTTCACTCTAAACAAAACAAACAAAAATACCCTACTTTTATCTGATCTGTTCATATTTAAACAATCATATTTATTAAGAAGTAAAATAATACTCAATTATAAAATAGTATTATTTTGTCTACTATGGGTAGAGCCTCTTTTACTCCCTTAATAAAGACTACACTAGAAACATTTCCAAACCTTAAGGACAATTACAAGAAATTAGCCGAAAAGGTTGGATGTTGTGTTAAAACAATAAAAAGATATTTTAAGAGTTTAGAATCAAAAGTCCCTTCGGACAATCAAAGTAGTCTTTTTAGCCAAGAGGGAGGTTTAGCCTTTCCTCCCTCTATTACTAACCAAGACATCTCTAATATTATAGAGATCCCCGATAATCAAGCACTTATATTAGATAAACCATCTGCCCCTAAATTACTAAATATGGTCGGGTTAATAGAAACTAATCTTAACCGGATATTGCAACAAGGAACTAATGATGCTAGGATACTTAATACCGCAATCTCATTTTCAGATAAAACAAGCAAATTCATAGTAAAAGAGGAATCGGGGAGGGGTAAAGGATTTGTGGATTATCAAGCTCTTACTGAAAAGTTTACGGATAAACAATTAAATATATTTAATGCCATGATTCGAGAGGGTTGGGTATCATTACTCGGTTCTCGTAAGACCGGTAAAACTTTTCTAATATCCTCCGCAGCCACTTATTTGGGCTCAAGAAAAAGCTTAGAAATTCATGTCCTCTCCAGTAAGAAGGATACTGCAAGTCATATCATTACACAGATTATCCAAATTGATGCAGAACATAAATTTAATCTTTTTAAAAGACCTGCTAAAGAACAAATTATTTTTAATAATAGTACCAGGATAAAAGCTCATTCTAATACTTTAGCAGATACCGGCACATATGAAGCTGACATCCTTATAATTGATGAAGCTCAAGAAGTTATGGAGGAAGTATGGGCCAAGATTATTCCACAGTTAGCAACCGGACGTAAGATGAGAGTCTGGATATTCGGCACCGCAAAAGCCGGAACTCCATTCTATAATTTCTGGTTCGGTATAAATCCTAAATTTAAGAAATTTGAATTAGGAATGGAAGATGCAACATGGGTTAAAGAAGAATCGTGGGATGCAATTAAATCCCTAATGTCTGATAGAATGGTTAGGCAAGAATTAAAAATGGAATGGGTAGAACCGGAAGGTGCATTCTTTAGGGCTGATGACGTAGAAGCGGCATTCGAACCATACCCAGAAGGACTTAAAAGAGATTATTTAGAGATTGTATGCGGTATCGATTTCGGTCAAGGACATGAAACAGTCATGGGAAACCTAGCATATAGAAAAGAGCAGATATATGAGATTGAATCATGGGGGAAGTTTAATCCTACAAGTGACATGATCCTCGCAAAAGTTATAGAATATGATAATAGATATACCTCTCTGTTTATTATGGAGGGATCACCATTAGGAGGGTTTGTAAGAAGGGACGTTGCAGATTTACGAGTTAAATTTAAAACCTCCAATTTCTCACTTCATAAAGATAAATATTGGTTTGCCTTGAACTTTCTTTTAAATAATCATTTAATACACCTTAAAACACAAAAACTAAAACAACAACTCCTACGCTATATAGGAGATAAAATTGACGATGATTGGGTTGATATGTTATTACATGTCGCCTATTACTATTTTAATAAATATTATAAAAATAATGAGAAGTGGATATTTAATAGATGAGTGAGAATAAATGTAGTGAATGTAAAAGACATAATGGACATTATGTTCATGGTGATTCATACTGTTCATATTGTAGACGATTAGGATGGAGGTACTTTAAAGATGAGTGAACAATATGGGCCATGGGTTGATACACCAGAGTCTTCAAATGTACTTAGATTCGGTTATGCTTTTGCTAAGCTAAGAGTGGCATTTCAAAATGGAAGTGAGTATGAATATTTCGTGCCTTTCTATTATTATAATGGTATGAGATTAGCTCCCAGTAAAGGAAAATTTGTATGGAATTACCTCAGAAGGGCCAATAAATCATATAGACTAGTAAGAGGTCCCTTCAAGAAACCTATTGGAGAGGTTCGAAGGGAAGTGCCCTATAAGGTTGAACCGGGAAGGCCAAGAAGGAAGTTTGGAGAGATAACATTGAGAGGCCCCCATAAAGAGAAAGAAGCGATATGGGAAGAAATGAAGTGGGAAGAGGAGAAAGGATAAATGGGATTATTTAACCGAGACAGAGCTAGCAAATACGAAGATAATGTATATGTGCCAAGTCTATTAAAGATGGGGGCCGTCAATTACTCTTTACCAGAGCATAGGATGGCGAGACTTGACGAGGATCCAATTGCCGGAAATCTAGTTCTAAAGACCGCAGAGTTAATTACAGCAAGACCTCCGATATTTCTTGATGAGAATGATAATGAACTCGATGAGACAAGGAATACATGGGAAGACAAACAATATAACAACTTATTGAAGGAAGTTATTGAATCAACCCGGACACATGGTTATATTGCATTGGAACCCCTTAAAAAACCTATAAATGATAGGGCCTGGATTGTTCATGATTCTTCAGATATTAAAACAATTAAGTATAAGGAATTAGAAATAGAATCCTATAAAATCCTACCCCGTGTTGAAGGCGGGATAGAGACCTCAATTGTAGATACACCAAAAGAAAGAATCCTTGAACCTAAGGAGGTGATTCATTATTATGTCGGTCGGTACGATCGTTCACTACAAGGGCTAGGTATTATAAAAAGATGTTGGCATGCATTAGTTAGATTTACAGAAATATTTGAGTCTATGGCCATGTACGATTCAAGAATAGGAAATGGGATCCTATTAATTATTGTAGATCCGGAGCAATACACTAAAGAATTAACTTCATTACATAGTGCCGTAAAAAATCTTAATAATAGGCGGTATATGATTCTAAAGACTGGTGTAGAAGGAAATCCTCCAGATATGAAGTTCCTAGGTTCTACTTCTCCAGTTGACTTCTCTACAGACTTGGAGACTTGTTTAAAGGTTATTGCCGGTGCTTCCGGATTTCCGGTTAGGTATCTTATCGGAGATCCTAAAGGTGCTCTAAGTGCTGCAGGAGAGGATACAATTGCCGTATGGGAAAATCTTAAATCTATATTTGGAGAATATAAAGATTTTATTAGAAAAATTATTTCGTGGCAAGAGGATGGGGAAGCCCTAAATGAAAAGATTGCCAAGATTGAATTTGATGATGGTGGACACCTTCCTGAAGAGGGAGAATTGGATAAAACAAAAGAAGAGGAAGGAATATTTGAAGAGAGACCAGATCTTACTACTACTGATATTATTAGACAACAAAAAGAATTAAGAGGTATTAAATAATGAATGAAGATAAAGAACAACCACCAAAAGAGGATCTGAGTGGTGAGGAAGAACGAAAAAGGGATGAAGGCGGTAAATTCAAGAAGAAAGAACCGACAACTCCAGAGGAGCCTGAAAAGAAGGAAGAAGCCGAAACCCCTAAAGAACCTGAGGAGGACTTAAAAAAACAAATAGAAACACTAAATAAAGAATTAGTGGAGTTGCGTAATTTTAAAGTGGCTCGTATGAAAGAGATTGATGATTGGGAAGAAAGGTCAAAAGCTCAGAGAACTAAAGAGGATCAGAAGCTAAAAGGCTTTAAAGAGGAGAAAAAGTCTGAAGGCGATCAAACTGTAACCCCGTCATTATACAAAAAAATGTCCTTTAAAAATCTAACAGAAACATCTAAGAACATGAGGAAAAAATAATGATTATTAATTATAGGGAGAAGACGGCCCTTAAACCCATGATGGGAGCAAATGAGAGAGAGAGATAATTATGACAAATACAAAAGTTAGTGAAGTATCTGAAGGAGGAGTAGCATTAGGAGAAAACAAATTTGCGGAAGGACAAATAATTGACGAGGCAGTTAAGGCGGGAGAGATTGTGGAATTGACCGCAGAGGGACACGTAGTTCTATGTAATGGAACTGATGGAGTATTTTTAGGAGTAGCGAAAGAACACGAAGAATTTGATCTTGATACCGATATTACGTCTGGAAAAAAAATAGATGTAATCACCGAAGGATATGCGGTAGTATTCCTTTGCGATATTAATCAAACTTATTATGCCGGTGAATTCTTTTATTGTCATTACGATACACCTGGAAGTTTAAGAAATACTGCCAATGGACATCCAGCTGCGAAATTACTGAGAACTATTAATTCAGGCGATACCGTAGCCATAGTTAAACTCATGAGGTAATCATCATGGTAGAAATTAGAGGTGTTACTGAAAGAGAATGGAAGGGAATTGATAAACAAGTAGCTCAATTAATGCGGGAGCCAATTGTATATCGGAATCTTCCTAGTGGTATGCAAATAGGGAAAGGAAAAAACAAAGCGGAGTATTATCAAGCAACCGATGTCTTTTATGTGAATGAAGGTAAAAGATTTGCGTATGAAGATCGAAATATCGGAGCCCGAAAAACAAGAGATAACGCAATTACTTATCTAACATTGCCAATTCACGTTGATGAGAAGGATATTGATGCTTCCAGTGGTGAGGGTATCACTCCTGTATTAGTAGCACATGAAATTGAGTGCAGAGCAAAGATGCAAGAAAGAATTCAGAAAGTAGTGCTTCATGGAAGCACTCATTCCGGAGGACGGGGAATATGTACCTTTCAACAAGATGAGGAGACAACCTATGCTTTTGCGGCAGCTGGGGGAGCTTGGAGTACTACTGGTAATTTCTTCACAGATTTAGAATCCGCAAGAGCCCTTTTAAGAGCAGCTCACATACAACCACCCTATAAATTATGGATGACTCCAGGAATTCAACCCGATCTAAGAAAAGTCTTTCATGCTACAAGTGGTCAATCCGATTGGAGAACCTTTTTACAAGATTATATGCAATATGGTGTAATCTCAGGTGAAGCGGGAAAGCAACCATTTGTCCCGCAAATTGATCAAGTTATAGAAACTGATTCACTTTATAACGGAACATTAGGCGTGGCAACTCAAGCTTTTCTATTATGGAAGGACGATGTTAATAGTAATTATATAGCAGAATCCTATCAAGTCCATAGAGCCAATATTCCAAATAAACCATTTGAGGGTGATGTAGATTATGCTATTCGATGGGCGGGATGTTTCATTCCTAAGAATCCTAAGGGTGCTGTCTATTGTCACACTGGAACCACAACTACAGCATATTAAGAATAATATCTAAATAGTCGTAGAGAAGCGACTCTAAATTTTTTTTATTCTCAAAACAATGGACCTGATAGGTGTTTTAAGCCTTAGTTAGATTTGGCTTTTAGAAGGTTCGATTCCTTCCAGGACCACCAATAAAAATTAAAAAAATGTTCATAAAAAAATAAAAAAGATGTGATAAAAAAAAATGACCAATGAAACAGATTTAAGAGAAATTTCTGCTCAAATTGAACTTGTGAAACAATTACTTGGACCTGAGACTTTTGATCTTGATAAAACTTTAATAGAACTTGAAACTAAAAAAAAACTTTTAATGACATTCAAGCCAAGAAGTTATGCTACAATCCTTAAAGGTTTAGAATCGGGAGAACTTATACATCCTGGAGAATGGGTAAAACCCCCTGAAGAGAAAAAAGTAATAAAAAAACCAGAAAAACCCAAGATCGATAAGAAGGCACTTGCTTTAGAGAAAGAGACTATAGAGCTTATAGTAGATAAAGAACTCTTAGAGAAAAATAAATTAATAGAAGATAAGAAAGCAGAATTGGCAAAGTTATTAGGTGAGTAATCATAGCAGCCGCAGGATATGGAGATGCAGGAATAGGGCAGAGTATCTGGTCGGCTACATGGGATGGAACCCAATTCGGTCATATTAATAAGCTGATTGGGACGGAGTTTAATTTCTATATTACGGAAGATGGAGCGACGGATATTACAGATCCAAAAGTCACCTCAATGCTAGCAGCTCAGACTCATAAACTATTTGGTAGATGGAATGCCATAGTTAAGAGTTCAGCGGTCCATAATCCCTGGGATTTCATCAATGTATTACTGTCGAAAATGGATTTTGAACGGGAGTTTAGGAGTGTTATAAGAAAAGCCCGGAAGATATTAGAATTAAATATAACAGAATTGAGTGGGACCTTCACCTTTGGAGTGAGAAATAATGAGTAAAACAGAAAAAGCAAAAATATCAACACCAAAACAACAAACCGATTTGATGGCATTAGATTCTATTATTAAGGGTCTTGCTAATCAAATAAAGAACTATCAACAAATAATTAAAAATACATTAGTTACTAAACAAGCACTACAATCAATAAGGAAGAGGTTGTTATAATGACAGATATAGATATTGTAGAAGCTTTTCAAATAGACGTGCGTCAATCCATCCTTTCATCACTAGCTGGTTTAGTTAAACAGTTAAAAATAGAAGAATTTAAGGAAGATTATAATGAGGAGACTCAGACACGGACATTTGAAATAGCCTTTAATGAAGGTAGTATTCGCACCATAGAAATAATATTAGATATAGATCCCGACGGAAAATAATTAATAGAAATTGGTGATATTATGGTAGAATATATGGCAAGGGACGGGTACTACATGGCGTATGCCTGTGGTGTCGACCTCGGAAATGTATGGGATAATGCTCAAGCAGCCCTAGTAGTAGGGGAGCTTAACGCGATGGATTGGTTCGTTAGTGCTAGTGTACAGCATACTAAACCTAAGACTGTTAGTATCAACCCTATGACTGCAACCCACTATCCTAAGCGATTACAAGTAGGAAGAGATATAGGAATATTATCTACTATTCATTACCTTCAAACGGGAATTTTAACAGGAAATACTATGGGAGGAATGAGTACTGTAGAAGCTACTCCTAATGTTCATACTATAACGAAGGATACCACAGAAACCCCAACAGCTATAGCGTTTCATGTAGAGAAGGAAGGCACTACAGCCAATAGAAGAAAAGATATGATGGGGGGTGTTCCAACAGGTTTAGATATTGGAGTTTCAGAACCTGCACCAATAGCTAAACAGACCTATAATAGTGAATTCTCTTATACCGGTGCCGGTGGTAACCTATTACAACCAACAGCACTCACTCAAGCTATTCATGCTCCTTATAACTGGTATCATTATAGAGATGCTAGTTCAGCCTCAGAGTTTAAATATCACGGTGGTGCTATTAATGTATCTATTATAGGCTTTAATATGCATATTGGTTGGCTTGATAGATTATTTGGTCAGTACGATCTTAATGGTTATCCCGCTAACGGTTTAGTAGTTCCTCCCTTTGACTCTTATATTGACGTGGACGTACTAATAAGCGATGCGGGAGGTACAGACATCAATACTATTGCTGATACCGCTCATGGTTCTTATGCCGGAGATCTTGATTTTATTGCTGATTTTTATGAATCGGCAACTAGGTATTTGAAATATACATGGGATAAAATGTATATAGTTCCTAATAGTTATAGAGAAGTATTTCAAGAGGAGGGTTCTTGGTTTGATGGTGCTCAGTTCAGGCTTGCCTTTTTAGACGAGACTTCCTCTTTAGCAGTAGAAGAGAAAAACGCCCTTAATAACGATTATTATTTGAACCCCTAGGTGATATCATGTCCGAGCAAGAATTAGAGGAAAAGGATTGGAAAGAACTAACTCAAGGGATTAAGAATACTAGAGAGTTATTAAGAGAATTTCCAGATGGTCTTAAAGGATTAATTAATAAATCAAAAGAAAAAGCTAAAAGTCAAGTGGAAAATGATCTAGATCGTTTATTTACACCCATAAAAAATACCCTTACAGATACGAAAAATAAACTCAAACAAATAATAGGGATTGATGGAGCTATGAATAGATTAGAAAATAAAACATTACAATTTATTAATGCATTTGCAAATTTTATTACAAAATTTATGTCCACAATAGGGGTTTTAGATAGAGGAAACGATGCCTATAAAAATCTAGTGGCATGGATGCAATTGCTAGGAAATCCCTTTAACTATGGTCGTATTGGTTGGTTTTGGGGAATATTATTACCGCCCGGCTTACCAGGGCCAGGGGATATAACAATAATAGAGAAGTGATTAAATGTCTATCGCAGCAATAACAGCAAAGGAAATATTTTTAAAAGAAGCAATTGCCTTTAAGAAGGAGTTTGCTGTGGGATTTGTACAATTTTTTGCCGGTTCTACTATCGATAACATTAAAGAACATGCTAAAGGAGCAATTGAGGGAATAACTATTCCCATAGAGAATGAACTTACTGCTATAGGCAATCAAATAACGGGAAGTGAGGGTTTAAACGATTTTATAGAATCCTTAAATATAACATTACAAAATGCTATAAAAAAAATTATAGAGGATCCTAATATCACACTTTTACTGTTAGGTACTGGTTATTTTATCAATAAACTTACTGATAAAATAGAAGCTTTTCTCCAAGATCAGATTGATATGTTAGAACTATGGGCTTTGTGGATAGGGAACTTACCGCCCCCACCTACTCCTAATACTCCGGTGTTTGTTCTCCCTACTCCCCCTGGAGGTTTTTTCCCTCCTCCGTCAGATTTTACATACCCCGTCATTATCGATTATCCCGGTGGTGACCCATGGTTACCTGGTGGTGGTGGTGGTTATGGATGGCATTGAGGTGATTATATGGCAACAGGTTTAGAAGATGGTAAGATATATCTACTTGAAACTGCGGGAGACTTAGGAGCAAAAACAAACTGGATTGTTGCAGGATCGGGAGATCCAGATACTATAGATACTGAACAATTTACAGAAGGATTAACTCTATGTAAATTTAGTTTTCCTATGAAATTCGTTAAGAGAGGTAAAACAGGTATGGTCCCTTCTACTGCTAGCGGAGGTCTTACGGGAGTATCTAGGACAGCAAATAAATTTTATAATGCTATTATAATGGGTACTACTGCGACTAGGGCAGCCGGTTATTTAATAGGAGAATTCCTAATGGATGATAGGCATCATGTACCTGTATCAGCAACCTTTAAAGATTATTTTTTAGTTGTGTATTATGGAACAAATGATCATGAGCCCTTTACTAATGTTGCTAATTCAAGACTTTCTTATGCCCCGGGAGTAGTCACCGATTTTGAGATCGCTTGGCGTTCGGATCAGCATATAAATTTAAATGTGAGATTAAACTGGTGGTCGGCATTCACTTCATAGAGATATTAGTTTTTATATTTATTATTTTTAGTATTATTTATCAAAATTATCTTTATTTTAAGAATAAACCTAATTTAGGGACTGCATTTGAGTGGATGGGATATGTATGTTTATTTGACATTATAATGAGGTTATTATGGTAGACTGTAGAAGATTTGTAGATTTAGGAATAACAAGTGCAAGAAAACCCGCTAATACCCATTTATGGGTTGTGACTACGGCAGGCTATATCTATATTGTTGATTCTGTAGATCCAACAAAGATATATAAATCAGAAGATAAATGTGCTACTTGGACGGAGATCGATGATAGGTTCTTTAATATTCAAGCTCTATTACTAGATGAACCTAATAATAAACTGTATTATATTTGTAAGGGAGGAACAGACGTTGATGTTCGAGTTCTTACTCTATCAAATGATAATACTACTAGATATGATGATTTTCCTGTAAACTCTGCTTTTGCGTTAGATCTTTTAAATGGAGCAGACCTTTTCCTAGCTAATTCTGGGACTCTATATGCCTTAGTATCGTATGAAGATACAAATACTCCCTCCCAATATTTTACCGAAGTCTTTATTGATAATGCCGGGAATTTTGTATATGAGGATGGAGCAAGAGATTTTGTTCTAAGTACTAAAGATATATCTTATACTGTTGTTATAGATGATGATGATGTATATTTCATTAGAGAAGAAACCAATGGACCTTTGGTATTTCTCTCTAAATTCGTTGCCTCTACATCTACCTATACAGAAGAGCATAAGGCTCTGGGAGCTCTTCTTATGTCCGATTCTGAAAGTCAACAAGGGATAGCCTATGATGGATCCGATAACCTTCTATTTATTTTGAAGGTTGGGGGGGTCGATAAATTATATAATTATAATATCACAGGGAATGCATTAACACAGATAGGCACTTATGACATAGCCTTAATGTTAGATCGTAATAATATAGGAACAGCTCCTAATGAGCTGGAAAAGGCATTTGGTATTGCCGATAAGATTATTTATGAGATTAAGCCTAAGAGAGGTGGAGTTAACCAATTACAAGATTTATCTAGTCAATTATCTGGAAATATTATCTGTATTAATGACCGATTTCTCCTAGCTGAAGATAATGGAACGTGGGATGTTTATGAATGGATTAATGTAGCTATTGAGATGTCTAATCTCGTCTATACTGGTGGTATTGTCCCTATACCGAAGCTAGGCTCATTTCAAGTACACGATACCCTAAAGGATAAATGGAGTGTAAAAGACTCCTTCAAATATTACGATGATAATGATGTGTTGGAAATATGGGCTAAAATTACAGAAGAATATGTAGATCTTTTTAATAATTATCATTATGATTTTGATTTTTTCTCCAATGAAATGTATAGAACACCATACAATAAAGTCTATACCGCTGATAATACGGGAGAAAAACAAATAGATATGATCGATAATGCCCTCGATTTTTGTTATCAGAGTTCTTCGATAGTTGCAACCGCAACCGATTGGTCTTATACATACACCAGAAATACTGCCTATTTAATGGATTTAGGTAGATTCTTAGAAAGGCAAGTTCCTTATATAGAACCTGATTGTAAGACCTGGACTAAAGCCCATGACGGTTTGGGTAAGAATGCCCAGTACTATCCCGGTACAGAGAATTTCAAGGAGGATGTTATAGGTTCTTTTCCTTCTGGTTGGAGTGATAATGATGGTGTTGATTGTGAAACTACTATAATCACTTCTTTTGACAATCATAGAAAGGTTATGCAGTTAGATGACCAAGGAGTAGGAGCCGCTAACCGATGTCAAGCCCACGTTAGCATTACCCAAGGATTAAATACTGAGATCGAATTCTGGCTTACTAAAGATTCTGTTGCCGCAAATACTATAGGAAGAGTATATATAAGAGAAGCTAGTGATATTTTAGTATATTTACAATGGGATAATGATGATCTCGATTATTATGATGGTGCTTATAAAAGTATAAAAGATAATTTCTTGGTAGCTAACACACTCACCCATTTTAGAATCATATTAGATGATACTGCAAATACTTTTGATTGTTATATTAATGGAGATTTAGAGGGAAATAATCTCGCTTATCTGAATAATTCTACTTCGGGAGCAGATGAATTTATTATTGTAACTGGCGATAACGATACAGGATATAAATGTTATTTAGATGCTTTAGGGATTTCTACCGATCCTACTTATATTATTGGGGATAATGTAGTGGCATGGACCTTAAACGATGGGAATCAAAACGTTCAAATGATTGATATACCTCGATTAGCCTTGGATAGAGGCGGTTATTTTAGTGGTAGTTTAGGAGTTACTAGAGCAACAGTAAGATATAAAGACAATACGACTAGTACTAAGCCCACGATCCCCGCTAGTGGAAAGACCGCAGCCGAACTCTTAACAGGTATTATTGAACTTAAGGAGTTCCGGGATTCTAAGGTAGAAGATTCACCCGAAGCTGACCAACTAGCTACTAACCGCTATGATATTTTTACCTCTACTATTCAGTTTATAGGTCTTAGGGTAGAGGGTGAAGGGTTTCTTCAAGAGGGTAAAACCGTTTATCTTGAGAATACTGGACAGATAACTATTACAGCGGGACATTTTGTAATATTACGTTATAGGAGATGGCCTCTCCAAGATGTCACCAATATGGTAGTTTCTGATAATATTATATTCCCTTTTGAATTTAGTTCTTTTGGAGATACTACGAGATTACAGGTTCATAGTGCTAACTTACAGAGCTTCGAGAACCAAGCAGATATAATCGCTCATCTTACGAGAGAAGGAGGCTTAGCAGTAAGGCTTATTAATGAGACTGGAGCCGTATCTGTAAAAGGAAGCTTAGTAGAACCCCATACTAATGATAGATCGTTTGAACTTACTGATGGAGATTGTACTGAATGTTTTGGAGCTGTATATGAGGATGGTATAGCTGAAGGTGCTGAATGTTTAGTAGTTTTTGGAGGAAGAGTTCAAGTATTACTTAAAGATGCGACAGCTTCTACAACAAAGAACTGGGTAAAGACTTCAGACGTAGCAGGAAGGGCAGACGCTACAGGAGCCTCCCCCGCAGCAGCCCCACAACATTTCCAAGAGGTAGGGCACTGTATTGAAACTAAAGCGGCTGATACTGACGTATTAGCTTATATTATGATGCATTTCTTATGACTAAAGATAAAACTATTAAAGTCGGAAGGGAAGAGCATAAGAAAATGAGAAAATCAGCGGGGTATAAATATAAGTTTGAAGTTTCTGAACCCAAACCGTACGATCATTATAAATGGTTAGAATCATTATCTAAATTAAAGCTGGGAGGTGACAAGACAAATGAGAATGAAAAAGTTTAGGCAGATATTAGAACTGCTACCTGAAAGTGAGCAAAAAACAAAAGTTCTAGCTACTCTAAACGTTAAAGCTGAGAAGACCAAGAGTTTCATATTAAAATGTAAAAAAATAGGTAGATATTTAGTGGAAATCTATTTGATAATCAGTTATCTCATCCAGACGCTAGGGATTGTTTAATCTAACCCGCATTTTTTATCAAATCTAGCTATAAGCCCTGTAGAGTAGGGTTTGATAGGAGGAAAGCATGTTCCAAAATCAGTTACCCCATTCCAATACCAAAAATAGAGTTTCTGTTTTTCCTTACTCCATTTATCATGAACTTCTTTATTTTCTTTCCTTATATCTTTTCCACATTCTTCACAACTCATGTTTCAACCTCTAACTTTTTTACTCTTTTCATTAATTTTAAATAGTTTTTATATTGATTGGTAGCTTTCTTTTCTATTTCTTTAATCTTTTCAAATAGTTGTTCTATTAACTCTAACATTTATTTTTTCCTCCTTTTCATTTGGACATTCTTCAGGAAAAATATTACCATAATCCAAATATACTCTTAAACAATTCTTAAAGTAGGGGCACCTCGTTTCACAATCTATCATTTCATCAAATCCAATATGTCTATTATTTTCTGCACTAAATCTTCTCTAGGACCACGATGGGATCCTCCTCCCAAGTCCTTATAGAAGTTCCTTAATTTCTCTATGTTGACATTTTTTCGCAACCATTCCTTTTGTCTTCTTATCCTACCATACTCTCTATTATATTGTTTGCGATTTCTTGTCACCATTCTGTCTTCCCTCCCACTTCTGTATTAATTTTCTCAGAGGCTCAAAACCAAAAGGAATAAGAGAGGGAAATTCATTTAAAGAACATAGGTCTTGCAGGAACTCCGCGATTGAAGCTTTATAACCTTCCACATACCCATCATCATAAACTTCTTTCGCAAGTTTTTTATTCATCGTGCTCCTCCTTGTCGGTTGCGTCCGACAGCCGCTTATAAAGCTTTCTAAATATTCTCTGAAATTTCTTGGTATTCTTTGATTCAAAATAATCATCTAAAGCATTAAAGAAGTCCCGCAGCACCTCTTCTAAGGTTATGATTCTTGGCATGGCAACATTATGTCGGAAGTCTTTTAGCTCATCTACTCTGAGTCTATTCCTCTCAGTTAGTTCTTTCAGCTCCGGAATCTTTTCCTTTATGATATTTGCAAGATCTACCCACCACGTGTCATGAGCAAGTTTCTGTTCTGTAAATTGTTCTTTCAGCTCTTTACTATTCTTATTAACAGCTTCTAATGTCTCGTTTCTAAATTTGCAAAACTTATTTCTCCATTGTTTAAGCTCTTTTTCTTGAAATCCATATAAATCATTCACTAATTTAACCCGCTTTTCGAGAGCCTCTAATCTCTCATTATAATTTGAATGCCCATTCACATTATATTTCTCCAAATTTGAAAGCTTCTTTTCGAGAGCCCCGATCCTTGGTTCAAGATTCTCTTTATGATAAAGTGCATGTCCTGTCTCATTCTCATATTTAATTTCAAGCTTCTGCTCCAACACTCCAAGTCTTCGCACTATTTCTTGATAATCCTTAAGAACTAAATCACTCAACTCATTGTATTGTTTCTTTAGTTCTTCTTCCATATTAAAGTCGCTCATGGGGTGTCCAACCTCTTTTCAAATAACTTAGGATAATGTTGGCATGTAAGTAGCCTCCAACCATGTTTATCTATCTCATATATTCCCATTTCAACCCTATAACTTAATTTTAGTTGTCCTATACACTCATTACATATACAGTCAATTAAGATTGGTTTAATTTTAGACACCATTAGGGTAATGTCACCTCTCTAAACTCGGGCTCCCACAGAGTCCAACTCAAGGTACTATAAATGAAGCCATGATCAACCGCCTCTAAATAATGGTAAAAATCCGGTACATCACTCATGGTGTATACCTCGCCATTGTAATACATAAAAAAATTAAAAATATAGTAAATAACATCCATAAACAAAACTCTGTCTCATCGCTCACTCTAATCGCCTCACGATCCTATAAAGTTTTGATTGTCCTGGAATTCTAATCATATTATCATTTAATATTCCTTGATTAAGATCTTCTACTTTTACTACAAATTCTAAGTCTTTTTTAATTTGATTATTAATAGCATTTCTAATACATTCTGCTATAGATGCGTAATATCCCCATTTTATAAGCTTTTCTATTGTTGTCCTTACTTTACGCGTAATATTGACAGTCATAACCAATAAAGCATGATTAGTATTGTCCTTTGTCTCTAACCTTCTATTTCCCATTTATTTCCACTCCAGTTTGCCTATAACCCATGCGGATTTTTCACTCACTATTACCCTCGTACCCCCTTCCTTAATACTCTCTGTCCTAATAACAAACTGTTTAGCTAAAAAGGAACATTTGTTATCATAGCCTATGAGCTTGTAAGACTTACTAGAGTAGTCCGTACACTCTCGAACATCTACAAAGTTCTGAGTCTGTACTACTTTCGGCAAGGGCTTTGAGTCGGTTGGTACTGGCTTTTCAACCACTCTCGTAGGTTCTGCAGTTGGATTGGTCATCGATACAACCCTGTCCCCTACCCATGTATTTTGCCCACTTACTGATTTCTCACCCTCCCAAGCATTAGGAAAACCAGGACTACTGATTCTTATCTTAGGTTTCTCCTCATCCTGTATGTTAAATAAATGTCTAGCTTGGTAAGCTTTAACAAAACCTTCGAGAGCTTCCGCAATCCTTTCCAGATAACCATTTCTCTTTTCTTGGGTATCATTATTAATACCCTCCCATGTAGGTTGATATTCACTCATAATCTTAAGAACCCCTCTATATTGTTTCTAAGTTTTTGAGCATTTTCCGTATAGCCTAACCAACCAGTAAGGAACTCATATAGTTCATGATAACAATCATTTATATGGTCACACTCGTTTGTTTCACAATCTATACTCTGATAATTCCCAATATTTAGTTTAATTGTTAATCTCATTTCAATAATGTCTCCAATACTTTTTTAAAACTTTTTATTTTAATTTCTCTCGAATCAAAAACCTCTTTACTTCGTATAAGAGAAGACTTTAGACTTTCATTCTCTCTCTCCATAAAAGAGACTTTTTCACGAATATAATTTCTAACAATTTTTAGTTCTTCACTCATTTCAATTCCTCCTCTATATCAAGTTCCCAGTCCTCATCAATTAAGACTTGTCTAATTTTCTTCATAGTATCAATAATTTCTTGATACATGCCTGGTCTTTTAAAAGATATTGTTAAAATTACTTCCACATTTGTTTTTACATTCATTTAATTTCATCCTCCATTAATATTTTTTTAACCGATTTCGGGTCTCGGGACGCTTTATCGGTTTTAAGACCATACTTTTCTTTAAATTCCTTACTAAACCCCTTCCATTCACTCATTTCAATTCCTCCACTTTATAATCCTCTAAATTTGCAATTATATGATCTCTCAATTCATTAAAAAACTCTTTTCCAACTGAGAAATCAAACAACATTTTCTTTGTAGTTAAATCCATCAATTGTAGATGAATCCAACCATCTTTTTCAAATATTTTCAATAAATTCTACCTCCAATATTTTTTTCATTCTTTTTTTATTTCTTTTTTTTAACTCTTTAATTTCTGATCCGGGAATTGCCAGTTTATCTCGCAACTGTTCACTTAAAAAATATATTTTATAGCTCATGATAGATCCCCCTTAAATTGTATAGAGACCTTATAACAAAACTCTCTAAGACTACATCTAACAAGACAGTTTACCCCTTTCCCCTTAAGTTCATTAATTAAGCCAAAACAAGAAGGTCTTCTCTCAGCAAGACTCTTTACCCTTCTACCACAAACATATAGTCTTAACTCTATCCTCTCATATCTTTTGGTTTTGTATAATTTAGGTTTTAATATCATAGCCCCATCAACTCCTCCTTGTCGGTTGCGTCCGACAGCCGCCCTTCCCATTTCTCTATCGTTTTCCTTACTTCAGACCAACACAATCCCGTTGATGGCTTTTTATATGCTCTTTTCAAGTCTTTAAGGAACTCTGCTCTCTGTTTACTTAGTTGTGTCTCAACAAACTCCTCGCATACTTTACTTCTTATCCACTCTTTACCTGCCATTAGAACATCACCCCTAGATATAGTGCTAGTACCGCTAAAAAGTACATCATAAAGAAGATTGATAGTAGGGTGAGCAGGCCGCATACGACCCAGTTAGATTTGGACATCTTTCTTTTCCTCTCTTTTCTTTTCTAACACTATCATTTCTTCAGCTAAATTGAATGGAAATCTACTCCTTCCTGGAGGACAATCTGGATTAGTACAACCCCAATAATGTTGGTATCCACAATAAGACATAGGTTCTCCGCATCTGATACATTCATGTTCCTCTTTACTCATCGCTGGGCCTCCAAACATTCATAATCATAATTATGCTGACAATATTCGTTCAGCTTACAGATATTACATAGGTCCCTTTGTTCTTTCTCTTCAATAAACTTAAACAGCTCCAGTCTCTTACTAAAAGTAGCCTTACCATAGAAAGGGTGAATTTTTTCATTGAATTCTTCAAAATCTTTATACATTTTAGTTAGCCTCCAGTTAGTATAAAACCTACTCTTTTCTTTAGATTAGTAGTTTTTTGTTTAGCTTTTATTAAATCAGTATCCATTAACATCCTAATTTCTGTAAGCTCTTCATAAATCTCTAATAATACATTACTACTCATCGCTGTCCTCCTTCTCAAACAACATTTCATATATTTGTCCCATCCACAGACAGTCTCGACACATCAAGATTATAGGTGAGTCCCCTGTTATATTTGAGCCTTTACAATTAGGACAATGAACCTGAACTTTCTTACCATGATTCTCTCTAGTATGAATCAAATCATAATTAAATAACATTTTAGTTAGCCTCCTTGCCGGTTGCGTCGGGCTGCCGCTCCTCAGCTTCTTTACATGGACAATAAGGATAATGGTCTCCGTACCGGCATTTTAGACAATCAACCATTATTTATGTTTCCTCCTTATTATTCTTAGAAATTAACTCTCCGCATTTATAACAATGATTCTTTCCTAAGATTTTCTCAACACAAGTACCTTCCTCTCTTTTCTTTCTACACTCCTTTAAGGTCTCAACAATACAGATTGTCATTTTCCTAAGCCTCCACCTTGTCGGTTGCGTCCGACAGTCGCTCTTCCTTATATATTAGGCTAGGATGCTTGGTACAGAACTCGGCAACGACCAGAGCAAAATCATCGGAAGGTAAGTGAGCGTGCGGGTATAGCTCTGCTCTGAATACTTTATGTCGCTCGGTGTTATGGGCTTCTTTTTCCTTCTCAGACCAATCATAAATGATCTTACCATTAATTCTCCAAGGCATTATGCTAGGACCTCTTTAACTATAATTTGATATTTCTTATCCGGATCAAAAAAGAGGGTAGATGTTTGGGGGATCCGGAAATACATATAATTATTTTTTTTATCTAAATAAGAAGGAGAATCATTCCAGGTAGTAATAAAACCGTCAGGCATAGAAGAAGCATTAATTTTCCTTCGGTCCGATTCCTCTTGATTCTTCCATGAACAATCCACACAGATACCTTCTGAAGTAAAAGTGTCCTTTCTGACCTCACACTGAGGGCATATTTCTAAATTAACCATTTAATTAGCCTCCCTTTTCTCTATTCTTGAGATTATAGTATTTAGAAAGTCCCGCATTTTAATCATCTCTTCAACACTAGTAGCCATTTCAATTAAGTCGGGAGCCTCTTGAGTATTAGCATAAAACTCCGCATAGATTGCCTCATCCTTGACTGAACCAGAGAATAGGGTAAGATTTCTATACCCTGTAGTGTCTTCATACGCATCCATTACTAAACTTTTATTAGCCATTTTTTTCACACTATTTAAGATTATTTGATTTATATGTTTTATCTATGTTTTATATATGAACACTAGTATATAAATGTTTCGGTTCGATTTTGTTCGTGTTAGATATGATAAGCGATAACTTTAAATATTTATAATACAATTATTTATATAACTAAATATTTTTAATTTATTATGGTAGCTAACAAGGATATAGATCGGATAGAGAAAGTAAATAAAAAGAAAAAGATTTATATTAATTTCCATATAGCAGGGGATACAAAGACAATGTTCCTAGAGATAAAAAAACACTATAACCTGTTATATAATATGGAAGTTTTTAGAGTCATGGTAAAAAAAATTCATGATAATATCTTTAAAAAATCTAAATAATCTTCGTGAAACAGACGCTTCCCGATCTATCTACCACTATCTAGTTCTATTTAGGTATAGATGATATATCTATGCTATATATATAATATATATGTAATATAGAAATGATCTTTCTAACCTTAACAAAGGGACCAAAAACTTATAAACATAGACAGTGTATATTTATATAATGATGTCTGAAACTATAGCAAAAGAATTCCTAGAGAAGAAAGAAATATTCAACTCATTAGGGTTTGAATTAGTAGGGACTAAAGACATTAATGAAGACACCATCTACTTAGTAAAAGAGAAATAATTTCTCAATCCTACCCAGACAGATAAGGTTGAACACTTCAGCCGAAAGTACCTAGTTCTTGTTTGATTCGTTCAACCCTCACCTTATTATTAATCATTAGCAGACTTCACT